ATTCATCTGGCACCCCATGGTTACCGTACACGCATATAGCGGGCGTCCTAATTCTTCCGACTTTTTTTTCACGATTTCACGACATTTCTTTATAAAATAATACTGTCGTTCCGGCTCTGTTTCTGGTGGTTGAAGCGTAATATCTTGTGCTTCGATCATTCTTTCTATATCGTCATTATAGCTCATCATTTTTCGATTCCTCATTCTCTGAATAATGTACCCGCCCATTATAGCACAAGAAATAATGAAAATAAAGAACGAAAAGCGACTGTTTTTTTGACAGCCGCCCTTTATCCGTGATATACTTAATTTTCAGCCAAAAGAAAATATTATGTCAATAGTTATATGCATGTCCGTACTTTTCTATGAACCGCCTCGTCTTTTGTGTTTATGGCAACCTTAATCCTAATTCTTTATGCAGACTTTTTCAAATAGTTAACGTTTGAAAAGCCTGTGTACTGTACACCATCCATTACAAATTGAATGTAAAGCCAGTTCACGCCGCCAGATATATTATAATATCCGTAACACTGAACCGCCGTTCCTTCCGGAATCAGGCACAACGCCCGCTTATTTTTCCCGGCGTCATTTCTACAGTACAGATCCGCCGTCGTGACGTATGTTCCGGCGACCGCACTTTCATATATTCGTGCATAACATGTCGCCGCAACTTTCCGGGTGATCGGCTGCGCCTGATCGACAGAATTATCATTCTCGGCTTTTTCTGCCCCTCCGTTCAAAATACGGTTGATCTCTGTCTGAATGGCGTTGTAATCATACCCCGCCGCTTCCATGTTCCGCTTCCGTTCCGCTCCGTTGCCCCACTGTCCGGCGATCGCTTCGTGTGCGATCGCCGAAATGCTTTTACCTCTTGTCCTTTCAGGATCGGCGATCACGCCGTCGTCATACTTTGGTGTGATAAACCCGCGAATATATCGACCGTTTAAGGAAATTGTACGTGTTTTAACAGCATTCTCATAATTTCCTTCTGTAACGACCATATAACCAGAATCACGGTTTACACATGTAATCGTTCCGACATGATCCGGGTGTCCGGTATTGTCGCCGAATCCGTTGTCGTCCCAATCGTACAGAATAGCGTCGCCCGGCTCCGGGATATAGTCGTCGTTTTCCTGCCAGACGCCCATTCTTTTAGCCGCTTCTATCAGATAATAACAACTGATTTCGATCGGCATGATAGAAAGATATTTCAGTTTGACCGCCAACGCCGACCACATACACGCGCACCACGCCCACCCGTATAACATTTTAGTTTTGCGCGGAAGCTGCGCCGCCGGAAGCGTGTTATATGTGTCGATGATCGTTTTGTATGATCCGTCTGATTCTTTCTTTCCGATCCAACTTTCCGCCAAATCGACGACTTTCTGTCTGCTATACATCGGATGACCTTCCACCTTCTGTTCCTGATTCCCGGTCAGTTTCTTGTCCCATTCCGTCAGGTTATGCGCCCGGACGACGTTCATATTATTAGCGACGTATGCGGACGAAGTGGCATATCCCGCAGCCTTGATCTCCGTCAGGTATGATTCTGGCGTTTCCTGCTGCCTGACCGCCTTATAACGTGAATATTCCAGAAAATCAAAATATCCCTTGACGCCCTGTTCCATGTCCGAAAACGCCCGGAAAAAGTCTGATATGGGCGTCAGGGTTCCCGGCGTATATTCTTCCATTGTTCGCATATTCACGGACGCGCCTTTCCATGGTCCGCCGCATTTCAAGCCGAAATAATTGTGATACCCCTCCGCCAGTTTTGACAGACCATAACCGGATTCCAGACACGCCTGCGCGATTGCGGCGGATACGCATTTATACCCGCGTTCCGCCGCATATTTTACGATCAGCGGCGCGATCTTTCCGATGAACGCCGCCTGTTCCGCCTTTGTTGCCATATTATACGCCCCCTTCGCCGTCCTCCGTTATCTCGACGGAAGTATCGACGGACGTTTCAATGTGTGCGGAATCCGTCAGTCCTTCGCCGATAATGTACGCCACGACAGACGCGCCGGCCATGATAAGCGCGGTTATCTGTGTCGCTGTGCTTTCCGTTCCGCCCGTTGCTAAAATCATCATGGAAACGAACGATCCGATCGCCGTCCATAATTTCCTACTTGTAAGTTTCCTTTTCCAGTTGATTTCCTTCATTTTTTCTGTCCTCCTGTTCTTTAATGAAAAAATCCTGTCGCTATCGCCGTTCCGATTGCCCCGGCTACCGCGCCCAAAATACCACCGATCAGTGTTTCCCACCGTTTCCCCGGCTTTGATTCGATGTTTTCCAGTCGTTCGCCCTGCTTTGATATTTCTTCTGTCATTTGCTGAATAGAAAGCGCGATCTTTTCAATCTGTAAAACAAGTTTGTTAAATTCGTTTACCGATTCTTCGACGATCGTGATCCGCTTATTCTGACGTGCGTTTTCGTCCTTTATCCGCTCATTTTCTGAATCCATGCGCCGTGCGAATTCCTCATGTTCCCGGCGTGTGATATAGTCCTGATCCATGTGTCCGACCTCCTTTCTCTCGCGGATTTTCTTTCATGCGCCCATGATACAAAACAAAACCCCGACGAAGTGACTAAATCAGCCACCTCATCGTGGATATTTTGTAAAAGATCCAGAAATTTGTCCCATCACATTAAAAGGCATTTCTGAATAATCCCATGTTGATAATACATTCGCTTATAAATTCAACTCCAGATTTGCCAACATATCATCAAGTGGTTGACTTCTGAATTTTTTAGGAATATCAATTCCATAAGTGACGTTTTCTACTTCTTCCTTTGTATTAAGAGACCTTATGTATATGCGTAAATCCCGAAAATATGTTTCATGATAAGTAACATATTCAAAAGCTGCCGTGGTAATCCTGATCATGTCATCATTTGAATAATACTTACCATGTTCCGCTTCATCTGATGTATGCCATGGAATCTTTTCATCTCCGCGGGCAATCATTGTCTGTAGTATCGCCAGCTGATTTCTCTCTTTTTCAGTTAGATCAAAATGCTCTACGGTTCCATTTTTTAATGTTACTTCAATTCCGGCTTGTATTACATTTTCTTGTACTATATTCATTTCTATTACTTTCATTTCCCGCAATTCATCTAAAGTAGGAATATAAGGTTCTGGATCTGGGATGGGGTCCGGTTCTACAGGTACGACATAAACAGAACCATCGTCCGACAACTGCAGGCCACCTTCTACCTTTCTGTATAATGTTACATAATTTGAGTAATCCCATTTGTCATTTTTTCCATTTCTGGATAAAATAAATCCTTTATCCAGAAATGGAAGATTTCCAAGAACCTGTACTACATGTTGCGATATTCTACTAAAATTTACATCGTATATAGTTTCAGAGTCTACATATTTTAAATTGATCATTTTATTTCCCTTTCCTCCGGCTTACCGGGCTAAATGTGTCTACAATAGTTTCTATTTCCGTGAATATAATCCCTATGTTAAATATTAGTACACACGGAAATATCAATATCATGTCCAAAGTAGATCTAATTATTTTTTCGTTATATCTCCTTTCTTAAAAATTTGTATAAAATAAAGACCTTAGAAGGTTCTATTTTCGAATTTGATGAGATAAATAGCAATTTTGGCGGGTGCTCATTTGAGCAGGAAGGGAACGATTTTTATGTAGTAGGTGCCGATGCAGTAAGAAAAAAATTGGGTAATCGTGAACCGGCTTCCTTTCCTTATACTGTTGGTGATAGTTGGAAAAACATACCGCTTCCGGTGAGTGATGCTAAGGTAGTAATGGTTAGGACAAACTATAACAATTCTGGAGCCTTTATTGATATGGTCAAAAAATCTGTCATATTTTATAGCCCGAATAATGTGGAAGTAAGGTATATAGATAAATCAACAATAGCAGCATACATGCATCATGGAAGCAGTATAGATGTTTATTACATGTGATTTTTGCCAATTAAAAATACTCTTCTGGATTTACTTTTTCAATGGATTTAATGGTTACACTAATTGTAACTACTATTGCATTTACACCAAAATTTTGTCCAGAATTTTTTCCGAATCCGTTGACTATACTACGAGAATCACATACTACGATATACCCGTTTGATGTTCCGCTAACTTGTTCATTCCCATACTGATTCTTGACAATATAGTTGACAGAGCAGTTGATTTTATATGCAGCCTTAAAAGGGTATACTGTATCAGCACCCGGCTTTCTGAATCCCGGCTGCCCGTCCTCGGTCATGCCGAAAGAGCACCCGCCCAAATTGCTATTTATCTCTTGATACAAGCAGTGAACATGACCTACCTT